CCCGCGAGGAGATCGCCGCCCGCCTCAAGGGCAGCGCCGCCAACGCCAACGGCAAACTCCGCAAAGTCCACGACCTAACCCAACGGTTCAAGGCCGAACCCGAACCCGACCCCCTCGCCGGCATCGAACCCAGCGACGACGTGGAAGCCGACATCACCCGCGAAACCGCGGCCCTGGATGAGGGCTTCCGCGCCCGGATGCGCGCCGAAAACAACCGCGTCCGCACGGCCACCGACTCCGAGCACTGGGTGGCCCTCTGCTTCCGCACCCGCGAAGACAAAGAAAAGTTCCTACGCCTCGCGGGCGCGGAAACCGGCCACCCACTCATCGAGATCGGAGACAAATACCTCGACGGGTACGAGGTGGCCGCCCGTATCGGCATCGACATGACGAAGGAGGGATAACCCATGCGCGAACGCATCCGCAACGCGATGGGGCGCGTCGGCGAACGCGCCCGAGGACTGTTCGGCCGTAACCGCCGGGCCGCGAGCACCGCACAGAGCGGCCTGTCCGGGAGCCCGGTGAACTAACCACCGATGGCCGACACCACCACCAGTACCGCCAACGGCGGCCCCAGCACCGACCACACGGGGGGATCGGATGCGGGGGCCGCCTTGGCCTGCCCAGAAAACCTTCCCGACCCCGTACGCGCCGTCTGGGAAGCCCTCGCCCCCACCATCACCGTCGCACTAGCCCCCGTCGACACCCACGCCTTCCGGCTGCTGTGCACCGCCATCACCACCTACAACGACGCCGACGAACTCATCGCCGACTCCGGCATCGTCGTCTCCGACGCCCACGGCAACCTCGTAGAAAACCCCGTCCTCAAAATCCGCGACCGCGCCGACGCCCAAATCAGAGTCTGGTCCCAAAAGTTCGGCCTCACCCCCGCAGACCGCCCCCGCAACACCAACCCCACCGGCGGCAAGAACAACCGCTCCACGATCCCCCACCTGATCGAGCCGTAGCCCGTGCCAGCACCACTACCCGACGAGGTACGCGCCGCGATCCTCGCCGACATCCACACCAACACCCTGTCCCGCAACAAGATCGCCGCGAAACACGGCGTGGCCACCTCCACCGTGACCAAGATCGCCCGCGAAGCCGTCGGCGACACCGCCTTCGACCGGTCGCACGCCGAAAAAGGCGCGCGTGCGCGCGCGTTCGACGCCAAGGCCGCACGCGCCACACTGATCGCCCAGCTCTACGACGACGCGCAGCGCTTCCGCGCCCGCGCCTGGGACCCCTACACGCAGGTCGTCTCCGGACCTACCGGCCCCGAACTGGTCACGACCAAGCTGCCCCCGCTACGCGACCAGCAGGCCGCCTACACCTCCCTGGCCATCACGGTCGACAAGGCCCTCACCCTCGAAAAGCACGACAGCGACGAGGGCGCAGTGGTGGGCAAGAGCATGGTCAACGACCTGTTCGGCGCGCTCGGGCTGGCCTACCACCGCATCGTCGCCGAGGACGAAGCACCGACCAGCCCCGACAGCGGTCCCGACACCATGGAGCCCTGATGCCGTCCCGCCACGGAATCGACCTCACCGGCATCTGCCAGATCATGTCCCGCAAACAGATCCGCTCGATCATGGAGTGCACCGCACGCATCAACCTGTGGTCCGGAGCTGTCTCCTCCGGCAAAACGATCGCCTCGCTACTCGCGCTGCTCTTCGCTGTCGTCCGGGCCCCCAACAACGGCCTCATCTTCATCGTCGGCCGCTCCCTACAAACCGTGGAACGCAACATCATCGAGGTGTTGATGCAGCCCGCCGGACCGTTCGGCCCGTTCGCCCGCTACATCTCCCACACCCGAGGCGCGACCACCGCCTCAATCTTCGGCCGCACCGTGCACCTCATCGGCGCATCCGACGTACGGGCAGAGGGCCGTATCCGCGGCGCGACCGCGGCCCTGATCTACGTGGACGAGCTGACCCTGATCCCCGAGGCGTTCTTCACGATGTGCCTCAGCCGGCTACGGGTCCCCGGCGCTAAACTGCTGGCCACCACCAACCCCGACGGCCCCTCCCACTGGGTCCGCAAGAACTTCATGCTCCGCGTAGACAGCCTGGACATGCGCCAATGGCACTTCGTCCTGGACGACAACCCGTCTCTCACCGAGGACTACAAGGCCGCCGTGAAGACGGAGTACACGGGCTTGTTCTACGACCGGTTCATCCTCGGCCGGTGGTGCCTGGCCGAGGGCGCGGTCTACTCCTCGTGGACCCCGTCGTACCACGTCGTCACCGAGCTGCCACCGATCGATGCCTACCTCGGACTCGGTATCGACTACGGCACGGTCAACCCCTTCGCCGCCGAAGTGCTCGGGCTCGGCCGTGACGGCATCCTGTACCTGACCAACGAGCTCTACTACGACTCCAAGGCCCGCCGCCGGGAGCTGTCCGACCACGAGTACAGCGAGCAGCTACGCGACTTCCTGGCCGGCATCGAGCAGCCCCACACCCGGCAACGCGGAGTATCACCGCAATGGACGATCGTGGACCCAAGCGCCGCGTCGTTTCGTATCCAGCTCTACAAGGACGGCATCAACGCCGTGCTCGCCAACAACGAGGTCATGCGCGGCATCCGCACCGTCTCGTCGCTGCTGGCCACCGGCCGTCTGCGCGTCCATGCCTCCTGCACGGGCTGGATCAACGAGATCCCCGGCTACAGTTGGGACCCCACCGCCGCCGAGGCCGGTTTCGACGCCCCCATCAAAGCCGCTGACCACGCCCTCGACGCCGGCCGGTACGCCGCCGTGACGACTGAGGCCATGTGGCGCTACCGCATCACCGACCCGGTACCGCTGCCCAGCACGGTTGGCTCGTAGTGCCAAACTCACGCTCATGGAGACTCCCATCGACCCGAAACCTGAGGCCCGCGCCGCCGCCACGTGGTGGGCTGACAAGCTCACCAGCGACACACGCCACGACCTGGGCGGCCGGGACGCCGCGGAACAGGCTGCGACCGCGACCTTCAACGTGGCGTCCGTGATGCTGCGGCAACGCTTCACCCCCGCCCAGGCCGACCGCTTCGCCGACGCTTTGGCCACGCTGATCGATCAACATCTCAGGGGGGAGGCACCGCAGCAGGACTTCGCGCGGCTGGCGATTCACTGCGACTACGGGATAGATCCGGTGCTGGCCGAAGCCGCGACGCGCGCCGGGCTGTCGGTGAGCATGTTCGACCTGCCGATGAAAACCAACATGTGGATCATTCCGGGTCGGGTGACGGTGTCCGAGGGGTATGGGGCACCCGACGAGGTTGTCTGGGCAGCGTGACGACCGCAGCACCGGGCGGTCGCGTGCTCGCCAACAACGAGGGCGCTGAACTGCCTAAAGGGAACGGTCGAGCAAGCCCCACACATTGACCTACAGCAAGGGGTGTTGCAGCAAGGGGTAGGCTCCAGCATGGCAGGTAACGGCATGACGCCCGGAGCACACGCCACACCGCGTGTTCAGCGCACCGTAACCAGCCAGGCACTACTAAGATGAAGCGCCCCTTTTCTCCTTCCTCGCGGAGTAACACTGTGGCACGACGATTCTTGTTCTCAGACGAGAGCGGTGATCTCAACTTCAAAAAAGGACCAAACCTTTCGCGTTTCTTCGCCGTCGGCACCCTCGCCATTGACGAATCCGAACTATCGGGGCTGCGAGCGGCGTTCGGGCATCTGCGTGATGAACTGGCCTTCCGCAATCACGGCCTGGACTCCTGCTTCCACGCCACGAACGACACGCCTGAGGTACGCCTGAACGTCTTCAAGCTGTTGTCGACCCTCGACTTCCAGTTCGACATCACCCTGCTCGAGAAGTCGAAGGCGCAGCCTCACGTTCGCCAGGACCACGCGACGTTCTTCCGCTACGCCTGGTACTACCACCTCAAGTACGTCGCACCGCGGACGTTCGGCGCCGACGACGAGGCCCTCATCGTTGCGGCCGAGCTGGGCACCAAACGAACACGGAAAGCCTTCCGGGGAGGCATCGAGGCGGTGCTGACTCAGTGCCTGCCCTACAGGGTCAAGCGCACGCTCGCGTTCTGGCCGTGCAGCTCGGACTTCGCTTTACAGGCCGCCGACTACTGCACATGGGCGGTCACACGCTTGAGGGAGCGCGACGACGGCCAGTACTACGAGATCATCCAGCCCAAGATCCGCCACGTGTACGACCTGTGGGCGTCTGGGACAACGCACTACTACTAGAAAGCACGAACCCCCGTCCAACTAGGCTTCATGGCCAGAGCCCCGGGGCTCTTTCGTCAAACGGGGTCGCGCAGACCCCTACGGTAGCGCGGAAATCCCTGGCGGGAAGCCCAAAGTGCCATCCTTGTCGGAAATTTACGCACGGTTGCTACTCACACCCCGCAGACACCCGAGCTGAACACGGAACGTGATGTCGCGAGCCCCGGCTCCCTCTCAGTGCCCCGGCAAAGTCGTCACGTGATGCCGAGAAGGGCCAGTGGGCGGGTGCTGTCGCGAGCGTGATGCCGGCGGTTCGTAGGGCACCGATGGCGGCGTTGCGCAGGGCGGCCATCACTTGGGGGCCGGTGCCGGTGAATCTTGTTCTCGATGCTCCCGAAACCTTGTCCGTCTCACATTCGTTGCTCCTGTTGGTTGGTATTGATGCAGGTTTGAGGGCGGCACCCGTGGAGGCCCACGAAGCCAAGGGGTGCCGCCCTCCCCCATGCGGGCGGCCCACCGCGAAAAC